TAACTCACAAACCTGGGGATCTGGCGCAGTACCCGGCCAGGCTGTGTTGTTCTGCGGCGCCCAGGCACTCGGTATGGCAGACATCGGTCTTCCGTACTGGGACGAAGAGACGTTCGATTATGGCAACCAGCACGGTGTCTCGATCGGCAAAATCTTCGGCCTGTTGAAGCCTGTCTTCAATAGCATCTACAGCTCTAGCTCGGAAGACTTTGGCGTAGTGCGAGTCGATACGGCTATCTAAGTCGGTCTTTGGCCCCCTCCTGACGGCGGGGGCCATTTTTTTCACAGGAGTTGTTTTCATGGAATTAGACGAACGCCCAGCCTCAGCACTGTTTACCGCAGCCCGAGACGTACGCATTGTCTCCGAGTTTGGCAATATGTGTTCGAATTTCACCGCCGGTGAAACCCGACGTATCCCCAAAGCGTTGTTCAACGCAGCTTTAGTGGCAGGCTTGCTTCCTGAGGAGTCATTGCAGGTATCGATCCCCGTCAAAAAGCCTACGCAAGCGATCATAGTAAGCGATGGATTAAGCGAAGCGTGTAAGACGCTCATCACGCGTGGTGTACCAGAAGACTTCACTGTGTCAGGCTATCCTCGTGCGGCCTCAGTAGCAAAGCTAGTAGACTTTAATTTCACAGCAGCAGACATGCGCGTGGCTTTCGAGAAAGCCATGCACGAGGTAAATGGAGATGGCAACGACAGTACGGAGCATTCTGAACCGAGCAGCGTCACTGCTGAATGACGAAGAGTTCGTCCGTTGGGAAGAATCCGAGCTTTTAGAATGGTTGAACGATGGGCAACGTGCAGTTGCCAAAGGACCGGCCACTGATGCCTACGTGCTGCGTGACAACGTTACAGCGGCCCCCGGCACGGTGCAATCGCTGCCAGTAGGCGGTATTCGGCTAATTGATGTCATCAAAGACGTTACCACAGGCAGGTCAATCCACCAGACTGACTACGCCCTGGTTGACGCGCTCAGCCCTTCGTGGCGGGCCGCGGCAGCGGGCACCGCGGAGAACTTCTTTTACGACGAGCGTAATCCCAAGCAGTTCGAAGTGTACCCACCGCAGGCGGGGGGCGAGTTCATTGAGTTGGTGTACAACGCTACGCCGGGCGACGCCACGATTAATGGCAACATCGTCATCAGTGATATGTACGCAGATTCCCTGATCGACTACGTCGTGTATCGGGGCATGAGTAAGGACACTGAGGATTCTTCAGCAGAGTTGAGCCGGGCTACGGCGTTTTACCGAGCGTTCCTGATCGGCATAGGGTACAAAGAATCCACTGATGTGATCGTTGAACCGAGGAGATCGTAATGGCGGCAGTTAGCGCACTGGTACCGGACATTCGGGCGTCAATACCAGACATCCCCTCCTTCGTGGCGGAACGCCAGATACTGCGCGCAGCCCGTGTTTTTTGTGAGGAAACGCGTTCCTGGCGCGTGAACTTCCAACTATCTGTGGTGGGGGCGGTAACCACGGTATCGCTGGTGACATTGCTGCCCTCGGGCACAGAGCTGGTAGATGTTATCTCCATTAAGAACGTCAATGGCGGTGCACCGGTAAACCCGACTACGTATTCCTGGTTGGATAAAAACGTTACCAACTGGCGTAGTGAGGCAGACCCGAATGCCAAGTACTACGTGCTGAGTGGTAATAACGTCCTGCGACTGGTGCCGACGCCTTCGACAACAACTGCGTTTCTTTACGATGCGCGCGTTGCCGTGAAGCCCTTACGTATAGCGACCACGCTCAACGATGTGTTGGTGAATAAATATGACGAAGTGCTGATCGACGGAGCCCTGGCCTACTTGTACCTGATGCCACGTAAGCCCTGGACTGACGGCGCACTAGCTGCGGTACATAGTGCGCGGTTCCAGGCCAGCTTCGCCGGTGCCCGGGCAGCAGCTGCTGATGAGTTCCAGGTTGGCGTGGCACGTAAAGTTCGCTACGGCGGACTGTAGATGTCGGTTATACGGATAGGGGGATTCCAGGGCGAACTGCCTCGTATCCACCCGCGCTTGTTGCCGAACAGCTCCGCGCAGGTCGCGGTGAACTGTCGCATCGAAACTGGTGCGCTGGACTCGATCGACGAGACGGCGAACGTGAAAGCTACCGTATTGACTGATCCGATTTCATTACATCGATACTCAGCGACTGTGTGGCTGGAAGCGACGACTGATGTCGATTGGGTGCCGTACCCGGTAGCTAACGATCAGTATGGGCGGCTTATTTTTGCCGACCCTTCTGCCGGTAGCATCCGCGTTACCGATGGAACGTCGGTAGGAACCGGTGGATACCCGAGCGGGTATTTTCGTCTTGACGTACCGCCGCCAGCGCAGGGCTTTCCGGCGTTGCTGCAAGGCACCGCTGATGACGCGACTGAAGTCCCGGAGTCTCGGTACTATGTGTGCACGTTTGTTAATAGCTGGGGTGCGGAAGGGCCACCGTCGCCGGTCTCTAATGAAGTTGAGTGGCGCACTGGTCAGACGGTGCTGTTGTCGGCGTTACCTACCGTTCCTACTGGCAACTACAACATCACGCATCGACGTATCTATCGCATCAACACTGGCTCTACAGGAGCTACGAACTTTCAGTACGTCACAGAAGTGGCGGTAACACAGTCACAAAAAGCGATCGCTTCGATCACGCAGGCGAACCCGGTGGTTGTAACAACGACAACCGCGCACGGCTTGACCGAAGGACAAGAGGTAGCGTTCGCCGGTCTTGGGTCAGAGACGGCAAAGGATATTACTGGTATCAGTAAAGCGAACCCCGCCCGCGTCACGGTGGTAAATCACGGCTGGTCAACCGGGAATTACGTCGAACTGACTAATCTCGGTGGCATCAACGGTATGGATGAGCTGAACGACGTGCGCGTGCAGATCACTCTGGTGGACAGCGATCGCTTCGACCTCGTCGGCATTGATGCTACTGGATACGTTACCTACGCAGCAGGCGGTAACGCAGCGCAAGCGCACGGTATGGATGAGCTGAATGCCAACAGCTTCGTGACTGCGCTGGTTGATACTACGAGTTTTTCATTACTTGCCGTAGATGGTCTGTTGTTCAAGCCGTACCTTGATGAGGGGCTCGTAGCGCAGGTAGCGGGTGTCACTTACGTCGACACAATTCCCTCTGCCAACCTGGCCGAAGTGATACCGACTGAGCTATACGATCCGCCCAACGTTGCTATGAAAGGTCTTGTTGTACACCCGTCAGGATTTTTGGCGGGATTTTACGGCAACACTTTGGCACTTTCCGAGCCCGGTGCTCCGCATGCGTGGCCTATTAACTATCGACTGGTAACCAGTCATCCGATCGTCGGGCTGGGTGTGTTTGGTAATACCATTGCGGTTATGACGAAAGGTTGGCCCTACCTGGCGATGGGTTCAGATCCGGCGGCTATATCAATGGTCGAGCTGGAGATAGACCAGGCGTGCACCGCCAAGCGCGGCATCGTGGACTTTGGTTCGGCGGTTGCGTACCCCAGCCCTGACGGGCTGATTGTAATGTCGAACAGTGGACCAACGAACGCCAGCAGTGGCATCTTTACGCGTGATCAGTGGCAGGCTTTAGTGCCCACCTCTTTCGAGGCATATAACTGGGAAGGACAGTATCTGTGCTTTTATGACAATGGCGTGGTGCAGCGCGGCTTTATCATCGATCCCTTCGACGGAGCTGCCGGTGTGCGCTACGTCACCAAGTACGTCACTGGTGGGTTCAAGGATCTCGAAGAGGATATACTGTATTTCATTGACGATAATCAGATTGAGCAATGGGATCAGGGCACTACCAAACTCCCGTACACTTGGAAATCAAAGCCCACTTACACTCCGCACGCTGTTAACATGGCAGCGGCGAAAGTCATCGCTGACAGCTACCCCGTGACAGTGGAGTTTTTTGTCGACGATGTACGTCGTTACACTCGACTGGTGACAACAGTCGATGCCTTTAAGCTGCCTGGCGGCTTCAGAGGCGAGAAGTTTGAAGTAGTATTGAAAGGAACCCGCAAAGTATCCGAAATCATAATGGCCACGACCATGATGGAAATGGCCGCAACTGTATAAGGCGCAAACCTATGAGCAGCACAGCACAAGCGGGGGTAACGAGCTACCCCCCTACAGTCAAAGTCACTAACAAAACAACGGAACAAATCAAGTACGAGAAGATGTGGGCGATCGACGATTACCGCACAATCTCTCCCGGCGAGCACTCCGCACAAACTTTCTTGCAACAAGCGCGCCCATTACCCAACAGTACCTGTATAGACTTCGGCTGTGGTACAGGCCGCGGCGGGTTAATGGTGGCGTTGTTTGGTAACATGATTGTTAAGCTGGTAGATTTCGCGGAAAATGCGCTCGACGAGGAAGTGCGCAATGCGTGCGTAACGCAACCCGCGCGTATTTCCTGGCTCCAGGCGGATCTGAATAAGCCGATACCAGCAACTGCCGCGTACGGCTATTGTACAGATGTCATGGAGCATATACCGCCGGAGGAAGTCAGCGCAGTACTGAAGAATATCCTTCGTTCCGCTAACCATGTGTTTTTCCAGATTTCTACGGAAGATGACGTCATGGGCGCACGCATCGGCGAGCCTTTACACCTCAGTATTAATTCCTATGAGTGGTGGCTGAAGACTCTCCGGCACCACGATGTGGTGGTGCACTGGTCGCATAATTACGAAGATCGTATGTGTCAGTTCTACGTCAGTGCCTGGGCCAGCAAGGACGAGGTCATCATGGAGGGTGAAGTCAATACCCAGCTGGAAATCGTGCGCGAACATGTGCGCACGAACGCCAAGACGGACTATCAGCTGGTTCAGCCGCACCCCCTGCAGGATACTGAGGTCATGCTGATCTGCGGAGGACCGTCACTGAATGACTACAAGGATGAGATCCTGCAGCTACGCGCTACGGGCATGCCGATGATCACTACTAACGGCACGTATAACTGGGCTATCGCGAATGGTATGACACCGTCTATGCAGCTGGTCATCGACGCGCGGGAGTTTAATAAGCGCTTCGTACAGCCGGTAGTTGATAACTGCAAGTACGTGCTGGCGTCGCAATGTCACCCAACAGTCTTTGAGGGGCTGCCGCTAGACCGTACGTATATCTGGCATGTCACGTTGTTGGAGGAAGTGGCGGATTTGCTGGATGAGTTATACCCCGTATGGTTCCCCTGCCCAGGTGGTTCCACGGTTACTCTGCGGGGCCTTTGCTTGCTCCGTATGCTCGGCTTCCATAAGATTCATGTGTATGGTTTTGACAGCTGCTATCGTGCGGATGAACATCATGCGTACGAACAGCCTGAGAACGACTACAAGTCAAAAACGTTCCCGGTCTCTGTAGGGGGCACGATTTTTTGGTGTGATGGGTGGATGTATTCCCAGGCCAAAGAGTTTATGTTAATGGTAAGCAAGTTTGGTGATGAGATTAGTTTAGATGTAAAAGGTGATGGGCTGATTGCTCATATTATTAAAACTGGCGCTGTACTTAGTGCCTTGGAAGGGAATGAGGAATAAACTATGGCTGCTACAGCATGGACTTTTTATAACGACGCCAAAAAGAAAATCGGTAACGGCACGATTTTGCTGGATGCAGGCATCTGGAAGATGGTACTAGCAACGTCGGCATCGAATGCATCTACAACCACTATATCAATCACAAGTCAGGTCACTGGCCAACTCGCGGTTGCTGGTGGCTACGCAGCAGGCGGCAGAACCATTGCTGGCGTTGCGTGGACAACTGCTGGCGATCCGTCGTCAGTTAAGTGGGATGCAACCGATCTGGTCTTCACAGCGAGTGGTGCGAACCTCAGCAACGTGAAGTTCGCGGTTATTCATAACTCAGTAGGTGCAGTGACATCAGGGCACTTGTTGGTCTGGTCTCGTTTGAGCACAGCGCAGTTTTCGGTAACGTCGGGTAATACTCTGACAGTACAGTTCGCTGCGGCAGGTATCTTCACTCTGACCTAATGAATGACCACGTTGTATCTCTGCCTCCGTTTGGCAGGGTACACGTGAGTTAATCTTTACGTAGCGCCGGGTCGAGCGTACGCGCGGTTGTGGCCAGGTGGTTGCGGCTCGCACGCGTAGGCTAAGAATGGACTCAAAAAACGTTATCATAGTGCAGCGGGCGTTACCTACTGAGGTAGCGCCCAGCATTTTGACGTTGAGTTCTTCAACCTATGTAGTCAACGAAAACTCCGTTACGCAGTTCACCATCAACCGAGCGGCGGGGTTTACAGAAACCATCAGTGTTAACTGGGCACTTACCGGGGCGCTGGTGTCGCCGAACGCAGGTACGGTGGTGTTTGCCCGGGGCGAGGGGCAAAAGGTGGTCCGCGTTACCACCGGCGAGGTTGTCTCTAACGAAGCAGGTACGTTGGTACTATCCAACGCCGTCAATGTTAGTGGCGACATAGTGCCAATACTGGGTGTGCCAGCGTCTGCCAGCTACACAGTAGTTGATACAAACACACCAACACCGATCGACATCAACCTATCGTCGTCGTCTTATTCTGGCAATGAAGGTACTAATATCAGCTTCTTCGTTAACCGCGTCGGAGCGGAAGCCACCGATGCGGTCTCTGTAGATTGGGCAATATCAGGCACGAGCTTTGTACCACAATCAGGCACGGTGACGTTCGCCGCTAATGAATTTCTGGCGCGGGTCGATGTCACTGCGAAGTCCGTCACTGGAACTCAGATAAGTACTTTGACTTTGTCCAACCCAACGAATTTGAGTGGTGGACTACTTCCGTCACTACAACCCCCATCAACAGCGTCAATCACAGTGTTCGATGCTGGGGTGCAAAAGCCAGGATTTACTCCTACCGTAGTATTTAATGTGTACTCTGACATCGTTACGTTGCGAGGTCGTACGCCTATCTCCCAAGCTAATACGCGGTATTGGGAGTGGGATAGTAGGACCGAGGCACTGGCTGCTTATCCTACAGGCGGGCTCATTTACAACACAGTAGCCGCTGTTAACAGCGCGCTTGCAGCGGCGACTTCAGGGACAGTTGTACGCATGGCAGCTGGGACGTACTCAGGCGGCACGATCACAGTCCCGAATAATAATACGAAGCTTGTCGCTGATAGCCTGGGGGCAGTGCAGCTCAAAAATACATTGAAGATTACTATCACCGGCAGCGGCTGCGATGTGTGGGGCTTCGAAGAACAGAATACCGAGCACACCGCCGGAAGAGTGTTTGCGACAAATGGTGATGACAATCGGTTCATCCTCTGCACTATTTCCAACATCACCAATTCCGACGCAGGGAATCGGCAGTGGTTTGGTTTCAGCGGCGATCGTAATCGACTCTGTTTCTGCACGCTTAGCGAGAAAGATGACGACGGCAATATGATTGGTATTCTTCGTACTGGCTCAATCGGTTACGTCGACAACGTCATAGATCACTGTTGGTTGTTGGACAATCGGAACGAAGCCGGTACCGGTACCGGTGAGGTCGCTACTATAGGACAGACACAGCATTACGTTGATTTTTTCACGCTGTTCCATAGCAACTACATTAAGAATCAGAACAACAATGGCGCCGGTGCGAATGTCCATACGGACACAGAGGTGTTCAGTAATAAAGCCCGCGGCAACATGTGGATACACAACGTTCTATGGGACTGCGGTGGTGGCTTCAACGATCGCACCGCGAGCGACTCAGCCTACTACGCTAACTGGATTATTGGCGCTGGCATCCCCTTGGCTCATGGCATAACGGGCGGTGGTACTGACGGTATTCGAGCGTGTAATTACATGCTCAATTTGAACCCAACTGATGTCGCTGGCGGCTCCGCGATTGATTTTGGTGGTGGCGAAGCGGTCCCTTATGTCGGAACGGCGACGCGCTTGGAAGCAGACAGAACTATCGGCGCGTTCAACACAATTATGAATTGCTACAAGCCGCTGTCTTATAACCGTACCAATTACCCGATTAATCCATCTGACGTAGTATTGATTAATAACATCGCCAACAATCCTGGTACTGGTAACACCATCTGGGATCTGAACGCGATCGATCCGGTTTTTGCTGGCAACACTCTGTCGCCGCCTGCTGGAGTGACGAGCGCAGGTGTGCTCGCACAAGACCCAGAGATGATGCTGGTTGCTGGGTACTACGTACCGATACCTAATGGAAACTGCTATCAGAATGGCGCGTCAGGATGGAGTTCAGTTATCTCAGTCGACATTTTAGGTAACCCGATTCCGCTTACTAACCCAAACCGTGGTTGTATCCAGGAGGGGTACAACCTGAGCGTTGACCCCGTACAACAAATTATTGACCAGGCGGGCGCTTCTGCGCCGCCACCGATGGTGAATAACACCGCGTTGGCTACGTACAATAGCGGCGGCAATCAGTACGACACCGTGCTTAATTCCGCGTGGCGTGATGCTGACGACTATGTTACTGGCTGGGACTGGTCGATGCCCGCTACTGTCACACCAATGGAACTCAGCGGCATCTGGACCTTTGAGTCCAAGAGTATGCCGTCTTATTTTCAGGGCAAGAATCTCAGGAACATCGCTAGTAAGTGGCGCGACCTTGAGCCGACCGAGGGCGTCTATGACTTCTCGTATATCACGAGCCGCATCGGTACAGACCCCATCGGACAGAACCCCGGCTGGCAGGGTTCGATCCTGCACGTTCGTGGTCTGGTTATTCGGGTTTACATTGACGGTGTAGAGCAGGGATTGAACGCGGAGCAGAGCTGTCCTGAGTGGCTGGCGCTGAAGCTGGACCCGACCGGCGTTTACCCGGACGACCATACCCGCTTCTGGGTAGAGGGGCCGATTGCTGGACCCGGTTACGCAATGAAGTACGTGTACATTCTGAATCCAACGGTCAACGCTGCGTATTACGCCCTGCTAACCGCGCTCGGTGCGACTGGACTTTTGCAAAACCCCGGTATCACCTGTCAGTTCATCCATGCAACGTCCGGCTCTCGTGGTGAGGAATGGACTGGTGGACAGGCGAACACGCCAGAGGTACAGGCTGAGTTTGTCAACATCATCGCGAAGTGGGCGCAAATCTACGGTCCAACCAACATCAAAAAGCTGGCGTGGATGCGTGACTATGAGGTCAACCCGCAGCAGATTGCCCTTGATGCGCTGGATGCTGGAATGGGACTGCGTGGCGGCGGTATTGAGACATTCCTGTCCTACGGTTACACACCGGGATCGCTGACATTCAATGATTTCCCAGCTAACCCGTCCGGTCAGGTCAGGGATGCTAACGGGTATCTGTACGTCGATCCAGCGTTTGTTGTGACAGCAGAAGGTCGCTGCTTCGGTGATGAGAACGAGGTCTACAACAGCCGTACCGAGCTGGCCGCTATTGCTAAGCCACGAGCATACCGGGCATCACAAATCCGCGTCGTGCAGATGGGCCGCAACAACAACACGGTAGCGAACGTCGCAACACTGGACGAGCGCATTGATAACTGGCAGGCAGTCGTCATGGGCCATCCTGCGTCCAGTTCGCCAGAGGCGTTTTGTTACCTGATGAGGACGTTCTCAAAGTTCGCAGGGAATGTGAATGATAACGTCAATAACTTTGAACGCTACCTGATCCAGCGTGAATCGTATGGCGCAACCACGCCGACGATCGATCAGGTCTGGGAGGGTACGAGCGGCATCAATGTAAGGCGCGCTAGTTCCAATACCCCGTCATCCGAGTGGCATCAATATCATGCGCGACGTGGCCCAGTGCTGGGGTTCGAACTAACAGACGCGTTTATGACTGGCGGGCCGCACTCGGTTGCGATCAAAGTGATCTTTTACGACAGTGGCACGTCAACCTTCTCCCTGAACTACACCGGCGGCGGAAGGGTGTTCACTAAGAAAAACAGTGGTGTTGTTAGGACAGTAACCTGGTTCCTGGATAATTTTAATGCTATCGGCGAATTTGCCGGGGGAGCAGATTTCACTCTGACTGGCAATGGCCAGACAGACTTCATGATGGTGAGGGTAATCAAAATAGCGTCCACAGGGGCTAGAGCTGTTGGATATGTCTGGGATGGTCAGTATGCTACGACCAGAGCACAAGGCGACATGGATCATGGTGGCCGAGTCCTTAATATGACACGGGACGCACTATCGGGTGTGAAGTGGGAAGATTCCAGTGGTATCACCACCCTTAACTCAAATTCAGATACGCGTCCAGCCGCCGCTGGTTACGTCACCCCAGCCAACGCTAACGGTGCTGGAGATACGGTCAGCCCACGATTAAACGATTACTTCATGGAGAGCCGCCTTAACTGGCAGAAAGACTACAATCAGCAGAATAGTGCGCCAGCGGGTTCTGGCGGCTGGCCTGACGACAAGCCGCGATGTGGATTCTACCCGTTCAAGGTAAATGCGGACGTTGGTGCATTCGGAGCCATGCCGGTTCGCTGGGATAAAACCTTCTGGATGGGAACGTCAATCTATGTGCCAACTAACTGGGAACATGAAACACTCCATCTTGGTAATAGAGATGCGACTAGCTGGATGATAATACCAATCGCCGCAGATACAGCCAGTACCGATTGGTTCCACATGCATCTGTGGGGTAAGGAAGCGGGTAAAACAGAATGGATGATAGAGTGGTCATTGAATCAGACGGGTCATCCTTTCATCACAGAACCAGCGTATAACACTGGAGTTTATACGGAAATCGACTGCGGAAATGTAGTCGACGACCAAGATCTTGGCAAGTGGACGGATTGGGTTATCAAGATGCGGGTAAACCCGTTCGCAACGACCACAGATGCGGGAATATTTACCGGTTGCCGACCTGAAATTTATCAGGGCAATCGTGGCATCCTTGAGGTCTGGAAAACGTTTGGCCCCAATAACTACGATGGAAACGGTAATCGACAATTCAAGAAAGTG